ACCCACTTATGAACCAATGAAAAAAGAATGGAAACCTATAACTGCAATTCCCTGTGCTTTACCAAAGCGTGGGATAACAGAGGAGACTTGTAAGTTTTTTAACTATGGCATCTCACAATACAGCGGTACTGATTGTCAGGTTGCAACCTATAGGAATCAAAGTGGTTTAGTTGCAGCACAACACATAAGATTTAAAGACAAAAGATTTATATGGAAGGGAGATTTATCAGATATAAAACTATGGGGTCAAGAATTATGGAGGCAACAGAATACAGGAGGTGTGTTTGTAACAATTACAGAGGGCGAGATAGATGCAATGAGCGTGGCACAGGCTACAGTCTCAGCTACTGGTAATTACTTTCCAGTTGTTAGTTTGCCATCAGGTGCTCAATCTGCTACCAAGTATGTAGCTGCAAATTTATCATGGTTATCTCAGTTTGTTCGTATAGTTATTTGTTTTGACTCGGACGCTGCTGGTGTGGATGCTGCCGAAAAGGTTGCAAAGATCTTACCTACTGGTAAGGCAGCTATCGCAAACCTACCAAGAAAGGATGCTAACGAAATGCTCCTCGCAGGGGAGTCGGAGTTACTTAGAGACTTACTCTTCAAAGCAAGTCCTATCAGACCCGACAACATATTCTCTGCCTACGATCTATGGGAAGATTTAGTTAAAGAAGATAACTCTAAGATATGTAGCTATCCCTTCCCAGAGCTAAACAAAATGGTGCAAGGATATAGAAAGCAGTCGCTAACTACGATCTGTGCTGGCACAGGTGTTGGCAAGAGCCTACTTTGTAGGGAAATGGCACATCATTTTTTAGTTAATGGATTAAAGGTCGGTTGGATTGGTCTTGAAGAAAGTAGTAAGAGAAGTATGCAGGGCATACTATCTATAGCTTTAAACAAACCATTACACATAGACGAGAAAGCTGTTGATGAAAAAGAATTACGACAAGCGTTTGACTATTTATTTAGTGACAACAAGTTTGTATTGCTTCAACACTTTGGTTCATTAGATCCAGATAGATTAATAGATCAGATAACATACATGGCTACTGGCGAAGAGTGTGACGTTATCTTCTTGGATCATCTTAGCCTTGTAGTATCTGGACTAAGTGATGGAGACGAAAGAAAACAAATAGACGTATGCTGTACCAAGCTAAGACAAGTAGTCGAGAAGACAGGAGTAGGTTTAGTTATGGTCAGTCACTTGCGTAGAACAGATGGCAAGCCAGCTGAAGAGGGAGGCGACATAAATTTAGCAGCATTGAGAGGCAGCCAAAGCATAGCCCAGCTAAGTGACCTCGTTATATGTGGTATTAGGTCGCAACAAGCTACAGAAAAATCTAACGAACTGGAATTAAAAGTATTGAAGAATCGCCATAGTGGTTGCTTGGGTAAAGCTGACAAGCTTGAATACAACGAAGCTACTGGCAGACTAACTCCCTCCTTACATAACTTCTTATGACTTTATTAATTGATGCCGATTGGCTATGTTACAACTGCTGCTATGCAGTAGAGAATGACGATAGGTTTGATGACAACTTGCACGTTTTATACTCACGACCAAGCTGGGGTTTAGATCTTATCGAGACATACATACAGAGATACAAGCAAGTATCAGAAGATGAAGGGGAGGTTATCATGTGCTTTACTTCTTACCCTACATTTAGACATGACTTGTATCAGGACTACAAAGCTAACCGCAAGAGCAGAAGAAAACCATTAGCACTTAAGGCTGTTATGGATGCATTAACTAATAGATATAGATGTGTAAGGTACGATGGACTAGAAGGAGATGACGTACTTGGATTGTTAGCTACGAGCAAAGAGTTAGATGATCCTATTATTGTTAGTCCAGATAAAGATATGAGAACTATACCTTGCAAGTTATTAGCTGGAGAAGATCTAGAACTAATTACTAAAAGACAAGCTAACAGAAACTGGATGGCTCAAGCATTGACAGGAGATACGACAGATAACTACAAAGGTTTAGCTGGGGTAGGTGCAGTAACAGCAAACAAAATACTAGGAGATGCTAAAGAGTTAGCTGATATGTGGGAGATAGTCGTTAAAGAATATGAAAAGAAACAAGGAGGATATAAAGAGGCATTGCTTACAGCTAGGCTTGCAAGAATATTAAGGTCAGGAGATTACAATACCAAGACAGGTAAGGTAAAACTTTGGAAGCCTTAGTCAATACTTAATGGATTCTTCTTTTTCTTCTTTGGAAAACCAGCTTGCATATTTTTATATGCTTTATCTGAAATAGTACTGTTAGCTTTACTTCTACTTGTTCCAGCCTTCTTTCTCTTGTTGATGTTGTAATACAATCCTTTTCTAGCCATAGTGTGTACAGTAATATAAATATAAATTAGCATTACTCATGGCAGTTGACGACCCATTTCCACCCATAGAAGAAGCATTAATTAATAGATTAAAAGAGATGATACCAGAAAAATGTCCTGATCTTGATGATAAAGATAGAGAGATATGGTATTACGCTGGTCAAAGAGGCATGGTAAAAATGCTTGAATCGGTTTACAATGAGCAAAACAACATTACTAAGGAGTAGCTATGTGCGGAGGAGGAGGCAGACCGCCAGATAGAACCGATGAAATGCTTGCTGTACAGCGTGAGCAAATTGCTGAACAGAAAAGGCAGTATGAAGAAACTCGTGCTGATAACTTAGCAAGACAAGAAGAGCAGAAGAGAATAGCTACTGCACCAGCAGCACCACCTCCATCTGCTACAGCTACTGCACCAGCAGCTGCACTTGAATTACCAAGCGGAGGTTTAGGTATTGGAGGAGCAGAGAAACGTAGAGGCTACGGACGTAGAAGATTAAGAACAGATTTAAAACAAGGATCTGGTTTACAAATACCTTAAATGAATAACAACGAAGTTACTTTAACAAGTGGTGTCGATCAGAATAACTCCTACAAATCTGACATGGATCAGAAGAAAGGAGTTACTGTTGCATCAAAGTACCAACAAGGCAAGACTACTCGTGCTCCTTATGGAGACAGAGCAAGAGCTAACGCTAAAGTAACTATTCCCTTTTTATATCCAGAAGATACATACGGAGATCGTGGCAAGATAGATCAACCACATCAAAGTATGGGTGCTCGTGGAGTTTTAAATATTGCAAACAAGCTTGGCATAAATTTATTTCCTATCAATACAGGTTTCTTTAAGTTAGAGATAGACGGACTAGCAATGATAGTTGCTGAACAAGGCCCAGAAGTTAAGACGCAATTAGATACAGCCTTAGTAAAAGTAGAACAGCAAGTACATAATATGCTGGAAACTATGTCCTTCAGAGCTTCAATGCATGAAGCCTTCGAGCAGTTAATAGTTGCAGGGAATGTATTGTTATATGTTAGTCCAGTTGGAATAAGAGTTATACATCTGGAGAACTATACAGTTCAACGTGATCCAATGGGTAACGTAAGTGAGATAATAATAGAAGAAGAAGTTAGCCCTACAGTATTACCTCCTGACTTTTTACCAAAAGATTTAAAACAGAAGGATGATTACAGCAAAGAAAAAACTATAAAGATTTATACTTGCGTCAAATATAAAGATGGGAAATGTATGTGGTATCAAGAAGTAAAAGGCAAGCCAGTACCTAACACATATGGTATGTCTCCCGCTGACTGTTCTCCCTTCATTCCATTACGCTGGTCACAGATTGAGTCAGAAGATTACGGACGCTCATTTATCGAGCAATGGTATGGCGACCTTACTGCATTAGAAAACTTGTACCAAAGTATATTGGAAGCAAGTGCAATGCTTAGTAAGGTATTGTTTATGGTATCTCCAGCTGGTACTACAAGACCTCGCACCTTAGTTAATGCAGAGAATGGATCAGTAATACAAGGTAGTGCTAACGATGTAACTGTGCTACAGGCACAAGGTAAATTAAATGATTTATCTTTAGCTAACAATACTATCGACAGAATAGAGAATAGACTGTCGTTTGCTTTCCTTCTTAATAGTGCAGTACAACGTCCAGCAGAGAGAGTAACAGCAGAAGAAATAAGATACAGTAGTCAAGAGTTAGAAGCTTCTCTTGGAGGCTTGTACTCACAGCTAACTCAAGAACTACAGCTACCTCTAGTTAAACGATTAGTATTTATATTACAGAAAACAAATAAAGTTCCTGACTTTCCAAGAGGAGAAGATGGAGAAAGTTTAATACACCCTAAACCTATTACTGGTATGGAAGCTATAGGTAGAGGGGATGATAGAAATAAATTACTAGAGTTTATCGAGGCATCAAGAAATGCTTTAGGACCAGAAGTCTTAACACAATATATAAATATGGAAGAAGCATTAAGAAGATTAGCAGCAAGTAGTTCTATTGATACGACTAACCTAGTTAAGACTCCAGAGCAATTACAAAAAGAAGCAGACGATCTAGCAGCTGCAAACGAGAAGATGCAAGAACAGGAGATGATGAGTAAGATGATACAAAGCCCAGCAGCAGGGAAACTTGCTGACAACTTTACTAAACAAGGAGCACCCTATGGCCCTCAATTCCAAGAAGGAGGAGAAATCCCCTCAGATGGAGAAAACCTCCAAGTTCCAAACCTCGATGCAAGTGGACTCCCAGCCACCAGTTGATAATGGTCCTAAAGAAATAACTATTACACCAGAAATGGTAGAAAATTTTAAGAGGAATTAATTTATGCCTGATCCAATTACAATCACACAAGACGCTACTCCACCAGTACAAGAGGAAGTAATTGCTAACCTCGAAGCGGAGGCAGCCGAGCTACAGAAAGAAGGTAGCTTACCTAAAGGAGAAGAATTAATTGGCGGAGAGTTTAAGACTCAAGAAGATTTGCTTGCAGCTTACAACGAACTCAAAGCACAGAACGAACAGTCTGCTCCAGAACCAGTAGGAACAGCCCAAGAGATTTATGGAGAAGCAGTAGGTAATTTACTTGAGCAAGGTAATGTTGACTACGTTTCTATGAATGAGTACTGGCAACAGAAAGGAGAGATAACAGATGCACACTACAAAGAGTTAGAGCAAGCTGGCTTTCCTAGATCTTTAGTTGACTCACATTTAAATGGTTTACGAACTGAAGCTGCTGCAACAGAAAAAGATATACTGGCTATTCGTAATAGTTATGGCGAGGAAAACTTTGCCAATATGCAGCAATGGGCTAGTCAAAACTTAACCGATGCTGAGAAAGCAGCGTATTCTGCTGGTATTAACAGCGGTAATATTGAACAGATTAAGTTAACTGTTGAAGGATTACATTCAAGATATGTTGCAA